AACAGACTTGGGTAGCTGAAGAAACTGACCTAAGCAAAGATTTTTTTGATGAGTTAAAAGACAATGAAAAAACATATTTAAAAAACATATTAGCTTTCTTTGCTATTTCAGATGGGCTAGTTATTGACAACATAGCGACAAATTTCTTAAATGAAGTTGAAATACTAGAAGCTCAATATTTTTACGGTCACCAAACATTTATTGAACAAGTTCATGCTAATGGTTATTCACTATTGATTGAGACATTCATTAAAAACTTAGCTGAAAAAGAAGAGTTATTTAACTCAATGGAAACAAACCAAGCAGTTGCCAAAAAAGCTGAATGGGCTGAAAATTGGATTCAACACCCTTCTTTTGCACATAGGCTGGTAGCATTTGCTTGTGTTGAAGGTATTGCGTTCTCAAGTGTATTCTCTGGTGTGTTTTGGTATAGAAGCCGTAATAAAATGCCAGGTTTAGGGGCCATGAATGAATTAATTCTTAGAGATGAAACCTTTCACTATGAATTTGCTTTGTACCTTTATAAGAATTACTTGAAAGAAGATTACAAGTTATCAACTGATGAGTTACGTAATATCATCTTAGGTTGTTATGAAGTTGAAAAAATATTTGTTGAGGAAAGTATGCCAGATGGCTTACAAGGATTAACCAAAGAAGATATGATTAGATACGTACAATACGTAACCGATATTGTCTTGAATGATTTTGGTTGTGAAAGGGAGTTTAAGGTAAGCAATCCTTTAGATTATATGTCTAGAATAGGGTTATCATCTAAAAATAACTTTTTTGAACGTAGGGAAGGTGAGTACACTAGAGTTGACATTCCAACTACTATGGATGGAATATTTGACGAAGAATTTTAAACAAAACAGAACATGAGAATTTTAAAAAGAGATAAGACATCACAGTCTTTTATGCCTAATAAGATATTGAGTAGGATAAAAGCACAGGCCAATGGCTTAAAGATTGATTCTGACGCATTATTTTTGGAAGTTGTGCCCTTGATAACCGACAACATAACAACGACTGAAATTGACGAGATAATAGCGTTTAAAGCGGCTGATAAAATCATACTACACCCAGATTATTCGTTGTTAGGTGGCCGTATACTACTTAGTAGACAATCAAAACTTATAGGCAAAGAATTACAACCAGTTGATTTAACCTATGATTTCTTTGCTGCTACTACGTTCTTAACCAAGTATTCAAAAAGAGATGAAAATAAAATACCTGTAGAATTACCTTCATGTATGTATGAAAGAGTTGCTAAATATTTACATGGTGACAATGAAAATGCGGTTGAGGAATTACTAATTGAGTTAAAAGCCAAGAGAGGTAACTTTGCAACCCCGACTTATACCAACGCTGGTATAGAAAAAAGAGGTGGTATGATTAGTTGTAACTTAACTCATTTAGAAGATGATTCTTTTGAGGGTATCGAAAACACCCTTACGAAGATTTCTGCTGCATCTAAAGAAGGTTCTGGTATTGGACTACTAATTGACCCATTAAGAAGCAAAACAAGCATCGTAGAATCATTCCAAGGCAATGCTGGGGGTGTTGTTAGGTTAGCGGATATGGTTCAAAGCAAAATGCGCTTTTACAAACAAGGTTCACGTTCTGGTAGTTGTGCGCTTTATCTTTCATTATGGCATAAGGATATTTTTGATTTCTTAGAATTGACATTACCTATTGGTGATGAACAAATGAGAAGTCGTGATTTATTCACATCTGTTATTGTAAATGACTTATTCATGCGTAAGCTTGAAGCTGGTGAAGATTGGTATATATTCTGCCCTAACGACATTAAGAAAGCTGGTTTAAAGCCGCTTTATGATATTTGGGGTGAAGAATTTGATGCTGAATACGAGAAAGCTGTTGAGTTGGGTATTGGTAAAAAAGTTAACCCAAAAGAAATCTTTGATTCAATTATTAAATCGCAAGTGGAAAGTGGAAGACCTTACGTAATGTTTAAAGATAATGCAAACAAGCGTAATATGCAAAGCAATATAGGTGTTATTAAACAATCTAATTTATGCATAGAAATATACCAAGCTTCTAAACCTAGCTACACACCACAATGCACATTGGCTTCGGTTAACTTAGCTGAGCACGATACCTTAGATACAATAGCTAAGACTGTAAGGGTTTTGGTTAGAGCGTTGAATAAGGTTATTGATATAAACAAATGGAGTGATATTTGGAGCAAGAATGCTGGTTTAGACCAACGTGCTTTGGCTATTGGTATTGCTGGTATGGCCGATTTCTTTGCTAAGAAAAAAATAGCTTATGAAAGCGAAGAAGCTAAGCAATGGAATAAAGACATAGCTGAAACAATGTATAAAGCGGCTGTTGAAGAATCTATGAAAATAGCTGAAGAAACAAGCAACTATCCAGCTTGGGAAGGTAGCCCTTATTCTAAGGGTCAAACATATATTGAAGGTTGGTCACCAAAACCAGCTGGAGAACCAATTCCTATGGCCAATAGCTTATTATTAGGGTTTATGCCAACTGCTTCTTCAGCAATCTTATTAGGTGTTTTTGAATCATTTGAACCAGTAACTTCTAATTTATTTACAAGACGTGTTGGTCAAGGTGAGTTTTTAGTTGTTAACAAATATCTGGTAAATGAATTGGTTGAAAACGACCTTTGGACTTCAGAAATAATTGACAAGGTAAAACAAAATAAAGGTAGTATTCAAAATATTGTAGAAATACCAGAAGACTTACGTTTGAGGTATAAAGATGTTTGGGAAATACCACAAAAAGTATTGTTAGACTTAGCTATTATTAGAAACAAATACGTAGACCAATCACAATCGCTTAATGTTTATCATTCAGATGCTAAATACGGTAAGATAGCTAGTGCTTTGATGTATGCTTGGAAAGGTGGTTTAAAGACTGGTGTTTATTATACTAGAACAAAATCAAAATTAGAAACCAACACAAAGTTAGCCGCTTCACAGGTAGAAGTAAAAAAACCAAAAGACAGTCCATTTGAATGTTTTGGATGTTCAACTTAAGATTTATAAGTAACTAATTAAAGGGGCCCTAAATGGGCCCTTTTTTATTTGCCATATTTACTTATAAAAAGTTTTTAGTATTATATTTATCTATAAATATAAAAATGGCTAAAAGTAGATATATAAACATAAATTACCCCTTCAAGAATAGCAATGAAGGTTTTTTCTTAGATTTAAACTCTGAGCAAAACCCAGCTATCAAAGCAGATTTGATGCATTTGATTCTTACAAGGAAAGGGCAAAGATTATACAATCCAGATTTTGGTACGGATTTATTAAAATACATTTTTGAACCAGAAGATGGTTTAACATTTAGTAGTATCCAAGATGAAATTAAAACAGTGGTTAAAAAATACTTACCAAAATTACAAATTAATCAAATCTTAATCGACCAATCAACAGAGAGTGAACACGCTGCTGTTGTTAGAATAGATTATACAATAACTGATGATGTCTTTAATGAGACAGACTTCGTAATAATTAATATTTAAAATGGCAAATCAAGGAATAAATTACGATTCACGAAATTTCGTTGATATAAGAACTGACCTAATAAACATGGTTAGACAATACTACCCAGATATCTTTAATGACTTTAATGATGCTTCTGTTGGTATGATGTTATTGGAATTAAATGCCGCTGTTGGCGATATGTTATCCTTCAACACAGATAGAATGTTCCAAGAAACTCAAATAGACTATGCTCAAGAGCGTCAATCTGTGCTTTCAATGGCTAGAACATTTGGGTTAAAGATTCCAGGAAAAAGACCAAGCGTTACCATAGTTGATTTTTCGGTTACCTTACCAATCTTTGGTGATACATTCGATATTTCATATGCACCAATTATAAGAGCTGGTTCACAAGTTACTGGTGCTGGAAAGGTATTTGAAACCATGGAAGATATCGACTTCTCAAGTCCATTTACAATAGGTGGTATACCTAATAGGCTTATCCTACCTAACTTCAATACCAACAACATATTAACTAGCTATACATTGGTAAAAAGGGAAATGGTAATCAACGGTTTTTCAAAAACATTTAAGCGTGTTATAACAGCTTCAGATGTGGTACCATTTTTAGAGATTATATTACCAGATAACAATATTATCTCAATTGATTCAGTTATTACCTTAAATGGCACCAACTTAACTCAAGACCCAACATTAGACCAATTCTTAGATATCAACAACAGATGGTTTGAAATGAGTGCATTGGCAGAGGGGGAAATCTTTATTGAAGATAACTATACGGTTAGTGATAATGCTGGTATTAGACCAGGAAAATGGGTAACGACAAACAAAAGATTTATAAGTGAATATACAGATTTAGGTTTCTTAAAATTAATATTCGGTGGTGGTAGTCAAGATATAAGTAGCTTATCTGAATTTGACACAAACCCATCATTGGTTAATCAAATTGGTGATTTTATCAATAATATGTCGTTGGGTGAAACACCAACTGCAAATACAACTATGTTTGTAAGATACAGAGTTGGTGGTGGTTCAGATTCTAACGTTGGTGTTAATGTGTTGACAAACACAGGCTTGGTTAACATGATTGTAAACGGTCAAAATCAAACAACAAATAATGCTGTTAGAGCTTCATTAACTGTTAATAACTCACTACCAGCATTGGGTGGTAGAGAGGTACCTAGTGTTGAAGAAATAAGAAATTTAGTTAGATATAACTTCGCATCACAAAATAGAGCTGTTACAATAAAAGACTACCAAGCTAGGATATCACTTATGCCAGGAAGATTTGGGGTACCATTTAGATGCGGTGTATTTGAAGAACAAAATAAGGTTAAGATTTATATCTTAGGCTTAGATGCTAATTCAAAGCTAAGCAATTCATCCACAAGTACCTTAAGGGAGAATATAGCAACATATTTAGCTGATTTTAGAATGTTAAATGACTACATTCAAATATCAAATGGTAAGATAATAAACTTAGCCTTTGAAGTTGACTTATATATTGATAAGAAGTTTCCTCAATCACAAATTAGTAGCCAAGTTATAACTGAAATACAAAACTTTATGGATATAAACAAATTCCAAATGGGTGAAAATGTTTATATGTCGCAATTGATTGAAAAAATAAATAATGTTGGTGGTGTATTGAACGTAATTGACTTAAGAGTATATAATAAAGTTGGTGGTATCTATAGTGTGAATGAAATTTCACAACCTTACGTAGACCAATCAACTAGACAAATTGATGTGTCACAAGAATATACACTTTTCGGTGACCCTATAAGTATGTTTGAAATAAAATTCCCTAATACTGATATTCGAGTTAGGGTAAAATAAATGTTTTAATATGAAAGATTGTAATTGTAAAAATGGCCCAAGCATGAATGAAATGCTAGAAGGTGAAAATGAAAATAAAGTTAAGCTTAAATTAGGTTCTAATATTTTAAAATATAGCTTAAAAACCCTAGGTTTTTTATTGTTTTTAATATTATTACCAATAATTAATTTAGTTATTATTTGGTTTGCCTTTAATTTATTTGTTTTAAATAAAAATGTTGATATTAAACAAATGTTAATGTTTATTGGAAATGGTTTTAGGAAAACTGAAATAGAGGAAACATTAACTAATGATGAATTAGATATGTTGACTGAAGATGACGTGTATATGGTTGGTGTGGAAGATATAACAAACAAAATTACTAGTAAATAATGTCAAATACAATAAGAATTAGAACAACACCAAATGGTGGTGATAAATATCTTAAATTAAAAGTAGACCAAGACTTTGATTTTATCGAAATTCTTTCACTAAGACTTTCTCAAGAAGAAGCGTATAAGAAATTTTGTTCTGATTATGGTGCAATAGTAGGTAGGGTAATTATTAACAGCGGATTTGGTGTCCCAAACGTCAAAGTTAGCGTTTTTATACCAATAGATGAAGTTGATAAAGATAATCCTTTAATCAAAGGTTTATACCCTTATGAAGTGTTGTCAGATAGAAATAGTGATGGTGTTAGATATAATCTTTTACCTAAAGAAGTTGAAAACGGAAACGATTGTTTTACACCAATAGGTACGTTCCCAACAAAAAGAGAGGTATTAGATAATGAGGTGATGAACGATTTGTATTGTAAATACTATAAGTTTACAACTACAACAAACAATGCTGGTGACTTTATGATTTTTGGGGTACCACTAGGAACATATACCGTACATATTGATGCCGACATTTCAGACATTGGTGTTGCATCTCAAAGACCATACGATTTTATTTCACAAGGAACTCCAGATAAATTTTTTGATAGTTCTACCAAATTTAAATATGGTACTCTT